CGGTCACACGTTACGGCCGTCGCCCCGGCGATGTAGGCATACGTCCCGTCGCTCACTCCGCCCTGTGACTGCCGGGCGGATGTCAGCACGGCCGCGATCGTTGCAATGGTGTCGGTAGCGAAGGTGTTTTTCTGGATGTCGGTGCGGTTGACGGATGAGAGCACTCCGCCCGCCATGAAGCCTTTTGACGAAAAGTTTATACCAGACCGAAATGCGTCGCGCTGAAGCCCCACACTGAGCGATGAAGATACTTCGGTCGCATAGGTAATCTTGTAGTTGCCGTTCGTGGCGCTTCCACCGCTGTCCGCGCCCATGCTGGCATAGCTGGCAGTTGTCCCATATCCCAATCCACAGGCGTTTGTGCGCGCACCGGGCAGGGCCGCCCCGGCGATGGTCGCCCAGGACTCTGTCGCGTAGGTCATCTTTTGGGTGGTCGCCACGGCAGTCGTCCCGCCGCCCATCGCCCAGCCCGCAGTGCCGCTGAAAGCCTGGTCGGTATTGTCCAGCAGCATGGCCCTCACCGTGCCAGTCGCCCCGCCCGCCTTGCTGGTGACGGCTACTGCAAACGCGCCAGCCGAGCGGAAATAACCGAGCGCCTTTGCCTTCCCGGCCGTGGTTGATGTGATCAGGTACTGGCCGCGAGCGATGGCGTCGCTGGTACAGTTGACCGTCACGATTTTCCCATGCCCGGTGTAAACCGGCCCGAGCACGCCGTTGCCGGTATCGGCCCGCAGGACGCCCATTACCCGCAAGTCGCGCTCCACGGTGGTGGACTTGAAAGCCGCGTCGTTGGCCGTGTCAAAAACGACCACGTCACCCGCCGCCATGCTCGCCCCACTCTGGTTGGTAAGCGGTGCCTGGTCGGCCATCAGCCCGGCCCCACCGGTAGGCATCCAGTAACTGCCGTCGTAGCGCAGTTGTACGCCGTAGCGGGCATTGAGCACCAGCGGCAGATTTTCGATCAGGCGGATGTTGCCCGACCCGGAACGCAAAATTACATTCTCGCTCGCCGATGCGGCCATCAGGGAGACGATGTCACCCGTTGCCCCGCCGTTGATGGTATCCAGGTCGTCGTAGGCCGCCGCAGCTTCGGTGCCCACAGTGTAGTGACTTTCGCCCGCGCTGGGAGTGACGGTAATCACGCCGCCCGAAATCGTCTTCGCGCTGCCCGCTGCCGAGAGCAGGCGGACGGCGTCTTTGACCAGGTTATTGTAGAGTGTTTGGGTCGCCTGGGTGCGGCCCGTGGTTGGGATGGTGGATGAGTTTGGCATGGGTTACCCTATCGTCAGTTCATATTCAAATGTCAGGTCGACCAGCCCCGCGCTGTTGTCGTAGGCTTGCAGCAGCCGGGCGAACAGCACCCCGCTGCCTGCGCTGGCCGATGCCGTGGCGGACCCAAAAACGCCCACCTCGGCGATGTTGAAGGCGCACTCGCTCGCCAGGTAGAACACGGTATAGGTCAGCGTCGCCCCGACCTGCACTTTGCTGGTCCATAGCTTGCGGGCCGTCTCGGTTGCCAGCGCCGTGTCCCCGGCTGCCGGGGTGGCCGTGCCGGTCCCGATGGCGTGGTAGGTCAGCCCCACGTCCTCGGTATCGATCAGCATGTTGCCCACCAGCGCCAGCCCGCTGTCGACGACCAGGTTGGGCGTGGTCGCCTCGTAAACTGGCCGCCCCTGGCCGTTGCTCCCGGCCGGGGTGGCCCTAACGGTCATCCGGCCAGCAACGCGCAGGCCGTCACTCGATCGCAGGTGCATCAGGCACCTCCTCATATAATAGGATTGGGTAGCCCGGGAACGTCAGCGCGGCCTGGGTGAACACTTCGAGCCGCATGGCCGTGTCCCCCGGCTCGCTGATGTCGGACCAGTCAAAGCCAGGGAAATCGTCCGCGAACTGCGGGTGGTATGGGTCTTCCGTCGTCCCGCTGCCGGTGATCGGGGATAACAAATGAATGTGGATCATTGCACCAGGTTCTCCAGTTCGAGCAGGGCCGCGCCCATCGCAGAGCGCGGGAAGGTCGCCAGGTTCGCCCCGGTCGTATGCCCGCTCACCCTGACGCCCGTCGCGGTCTGGTTGTAGGTGGCGGACCCGTAGCTGTTCCTGAAAACGCTATTTGTAAACGAGCGAATGTTCGTGCCAACAGCCCGCACCGCAATCAGCACCGCCACCCCGGCAGTCCAAGTCACGGCCGCCGAACTACGCTCGGTTTCCACGCCTGCTTGTTTTTGGATGAGCTTGATCGTGCTTCCAGCCTGTGAGCAACGCACAATCCAGCAGTTGCTGTCGTCCGTCCGCCGCACCATCAGCTCGAGCGTCTCGCCCGCTGCCGGTGTCCACGTGAAATGCACAAAGCCGTCGGCTGTCATGTTGCCGGTTGCCCCGCTTGCGGGGCTGGCAGTGTGAAAGGTCGCAAATCCATATGCCGTCTCAAATGCAGTCTTGAATTTCATCACCGCCATGTCCTGGACTTCGTAAGTCCCGGCTGCGCTCCCTGCGGCCAGGTTGGGATACATGCTCACCGTCGACCCCAGCCCGGAGACCCAAAAAACAGTCCAGCTCGTGTAAACGCCGCCCTTGATAAAGTAGTAAGCGCCGGTCGCCCGCAAGATAATGACGAAGTCATAAACAGTCCCGGTCGAGAACGTTTCCAGGTTAGAGATTAGGTTAAGGTTGTCATAAACCGTCCAGGCGGGTGGCACGAATGCATAGGTAGTCGGGATACCTGTCCCGTTCAGGAACCCCGCGAACAAAACCACGCCACTCGTCCCGGTCAGCAGCTTTATGCGATACCAAAGCCCCATCCCGGCCGCCCGGGTGATGAACGGCGCGGTAACCAACGGGTTACCGGCTGCCGTGTTGCCAGAACTCACCAACGCGCCGCCGCTAATGCTTAGTTTGCTGCCGCTGTCGCTGATGGTCAGCGTTCCGGGTCCCGGCTCGCAGGTGCGCGGGCTGGCAACCGGCGCCAGGTCGGCCGTGGTAAACCGGTCATCCAGGGTGATGCGCAGTTCGTCAAAGCTGCCAAAGCCCCAATCGAAATTGAGCGCCGGGTCATTCGAGAGCCAGTAGGGCGGCACGCTGTCTACCTCGTCAACGACTTCGGCCAGCGCGATGGACTCGGCCGCTTGCAGCAGTTCATCCAGCACTTCATCATCCCGCCAAATCGCCTTCGGCTTCGCGTTCCGCGCCAGCACCAGCATCATGTCGATCAGGTTGGGGTTGTAGGTCCCCAGCGTCACGCTGTATTTCGCCCGGCCGTTGACGCCGATTTTTGCGCTGACTTTTTGCACCAGGTAGACGCCATTGATCTGCTGCGCCGTGTTGATCACGCTCACCATCTGCCCGGCCCGCAGTCCCGGCTGGTCGCACCGTAGCGTGATGGCCGTCTTCGCCATCGCGGATTCTGCCAGCTTGGCCAGCCCGGCCAACCGCGCCAGGGTTTTGTCTGTGATGGTGTCGTCCACGATCACATCGTCCAGCACCAGCCCGTAATGGGCAATGCTGGCCGGGTCCTGCACACGCGTCCTGAGCGGCACTTCGTATTTTGCTTCAATTTTCGCGGCCTTCTCAAGCGCAGGCCAGGCGGCCGATTGCTCCAGAACTTTTTCCTGATAGTAGTAGAGCACCTCGTTTGCGCCGCCGAGTTGGTCAATGTAGCCAGTTTTTACAGTCAGCGCCGTCCAAATCGGGGTGGCGTCCGTGCCATCGTTGCGCCACACTTTGATGGATGTCTCCCCGTCCGGGGCGTGCAATTTGAACGGCAGGATAATGCGTGCATCCGCCCCGTTGCCTGGAAGCTGGAACTCGGTGTCGTCGGAGCGGTAGTTGCCACCCAGCACTTCCACCCGGTTGACCACCCCCGCGCCGTCCAGGTTGACCACGAAATCGGCAAACGGCATGCTGGCCGTCAGGTCGGGAGAGTCGGAGAGCGCAAAGGGCGCGGTGGCCGCGCCGGTGCTGCTCTCGAAGTAATGCAGGGCCTTGTTGTAGTCGACGTAGAAATCCGCCTTCGCCAGTCCCGCCAGGTCCTGGATGCACTCAAGCAGGGTCTTGCGGTTGAAGCGTTTGCGTGCGTGCGTTTTGATGGCTGTCACGTAGGTCGCGGCGTCGAAGCCTTCACCCGGCAGGTAGTCGGCAAACAGGTCGGCCAGGATGGCCGCGTCGGTCATGTTGACGTATTCGGCCTTTACAATGACCTTATCCAGCCGGATGCTGTAATCGCTGGCGGTCAGCGAGCAGTCCAGCCCCATCACCGACGGCGGGCTGGCCTCATCGGTGGCTGCGCCTTCCTCGCGGTCGATGTCGGTCACGTAGCCGCCGAAGATTCGCGTCGCCCCGTCCAGCACCACCAACTCCTGCCAGGCCTGCGGGTCAACCGCTCGCGCGTCTTCCAGGGTCAGCGTGCAGGTATCCACCTGGCGGGTCAGGGCATTGTTGATGGTGAAATTGCGCGGGTCGACGTAGTTGCTCACGTCCACGCCATCCAGGGTGACGGTCAGGCTCAGGCGGGATGGGAAGGTCATACCACCGCCCCCTGCGCTTTGAGTAGCTTGTAGATTCTCTGCGCCACGATCTCAGGCTCCGCCGACCCGTCCACGTTGATGCTGATGCTGCCGACCGTGCGGTTGCCGCCCCCGCCGCCTGCGTTGGCTGCGAACGGAGACATCACCCGCTGCGCCTGCGCGTCACTGGCCCGGAAGGCCGAATTCGTGTTGGTCATGCCGAGCGCCAAACCGTCCACGATGTTCTCGCCGAAGCCGTAAAACACGCGGCTCGGGCTTTTGATTTTCATGGCACCGGCGAAGGCATT